TACAAGAACGTTTAGCTAAATTCGTAGGTGGAGTAGCAATTGTTCACGTAGGTGGTTTTACTGAATCAGAAATGAGAGAAAAGAAAGATCGTGTTGATGATGCTTTACAAGCAACAAAAGCCGCTCTTGAAGAAGGTATCGTTCCTGGTGGTGGTGCTGCATTATTATATGCTCGTGAAGCTATTACTGATAGAACAAACATCGGTAAAAATATTGTTTACAAAGCATGTTCATCTCCATTTATGAAAATTTTAACTAACGCTGGTAAAACAGATTCTGAATGTTATGGATTGATTAATGGTATTAATTCAGCAGAATCAGATAATTGGACAGGTTACGATCTTAAAACAGATTCATTTGTTAACATGAAAGATGCTGGTATTATTGATCCTGCTAAAGTAACTAGAACAGCAATTGAAAATGCTGCTTCAGTAGCAGGTACTATTCTATTAACAGAAGCAGTAGTAGTTGACAAACCTGAAGATAAGAAATCTGAAGGTGGATATGGCGATATGATGGGGATGATGTAAATTTAATAAAAATGAGAGACGCAGTAAGTTTAATAGGAAAAACACTTCAACTTCAAGAAGTAAAGTACACCATCAATAGTGTAAATTTCATACCAGGAGCTAATAAATTGTATATTGGCCTGATTAAGTCTGATGGTGTTACCACTAATTATCTATATACAGACTTACTGCCGTTTCTTATTGAACAAATTAAATTATGAATTACCACCGGGAGATGTATTTTAATATCTCCCGGTGATATTTATAGATATGAATTACCAAAAAATATACGACCAAATCGTTGAACGTGCTAAAACAAGACAGTTAGAAGGTTATAAAGAAAAACACCACATAATTCCTAAATGTTTAGGAGGATCAAATGATAAATTAAATTTAGTAGAATTAACAGCTAAAGAACATTTTTTATGTCATAGATTATTAGTTGAAATCTATCCATATAACGACAAATTATTATATGCATTATGGTTAATGGCTATAGGTAAAAAAAGATGGAAAAACAGTGATCCTTATAAAATGTCTATTAGAAGTTATGAATTGTTAAAAAGTAAATTTATTCAAAAATCAAAAAATAAAAAAATAACAGATAAACATAAAAGATCTTTAGCACAAAAAAATTCAAGAAAAATTATTCAATATGATATGCATGGTAATTTTATTAAAGAATGGAATTCCGCTGTTGATGCTGAAAGATTTATGAATAATAAACCAAAAGCCAATTGGAAAGAATTAAGAAATAATATAAATGATTGTTGTAGAGGAAAACAAAAATCATCTTATAGTTTTATTTGGAAATACAAAGAAGATATATTATATTTAGAAGAACATAAAAATTCATTAGATAAAGGAAATAAATGGAAAAACAAACCATAGAACATTTAGTTGAAATAGCTCAAAGAGTCCCCCCATCCGATAGATGGAAAGTAAAAAACGTAGATAATATCCAAAATTCTTTAACAGAAGCATTAGAAGCATATTATATGGTAACTGAAGTTAAACCAAAATCTTTTATTTTAGATTTGGAAAAGGGTAAAATCTTTATTATATTCACATCAGAACAAGAAGTTAAACTTCCTGAACCTAAAAAATTTAACATTTATGGCGAATAAAAAACAAACGGCAGTAGAATGGTTGGTGAGTAATATTTCATCAAAAATTGACAATGAGTATTGGTGCAATCAAAAAGAAATAACAGAATGGGTTGAACAAGCTAAAGCAATGGAGAAAGAGCAGATAATAGATGCTTTACAATCTGGCAATAATTATTTGCTTGTTATGCCTATTGATATTTTAGAACAATACTACAAAGAAACGTATGAAAAATAAAAAAGAAGACAGATGAATAAAATACAAGTAACACAACCAACATTTCTAATCAATTTAGATAATCCAACAGAAACTAGTTATGTACCTATGGAAGGTAATTGGAAAACAATCACATCTCAAACATACCTAAATGGGTTTCCTGAAATAAAGGATGATGAGATTCTTTATATCTATAAAAATAATAGAGGTTATATCTATAAAAATAATATAGGTTATATTGCAACAAGCACAAATAACGAAAAATATAATCAGATTATTGATGATGTTTATAAATCTTATATAAAATCATTTTTTGAAGGACAATTAAAAGAAAATTATATATCAGGTGGTTATGATTTTGACGATTACTATACAGCTATAATGGATGTTCAAAATTTTTTAGGATTGCCTGGACCAATATCTCAAAAAGAATTCATCAACAAAATCAAAACAGATGGGGATTTTTCTAAGGAGTGGGGATTAAAGATTGGGAGGTAGAAGATGAGTAAAGAACTTGAACTAAAAGAAGTTAAATTAAATGATGAAAAACAATTAATGGAATGCTGGAATTATACTAATTTAAGACCATTATGGTGGTATGAAAATTTAACACGTCCTAAAAATGGAACCGATATTAAAAATAAATAAAATGAATAACAAAATACATACTATTTTAGCTGAAAAATACAGACCACAAACCCTTGATACTTATCTTTGTGATGATACTTTAAGAGATAAATTTCAAACATTTGTTACTAATCAAGACATTCCACATTTAGGATTTTTTGGATTACAAGGTAGTGGTAAATCAACATTAGCAAAAATATTAGTAAATAATATTGATTGCGATTATATTTATTTAAATGCTACCGAAAATAGAGGAATGGATGATATCAAAGATAAAGTAGGTTCATTTGCTTCGGCTGCTAGTTTTAAACCATTAAAAATTGTTATTTTAGATGAAGCAACTCATATTTTACAAGCATCACAAGTGTTATTGTTAAACATGATAGAAACGTATAGTTTAACAACAAGATTTATATTAACCGGTAATTATCCTGAACGTTTAATTCCAGCATTAAGAAGTAGATTACAAGAGTTTAAATTAACTCCTCCAACTAAAAAAATAGTAGCTAAACATGTTGTTGATATTTTAGAAACTGAAAATATTGAATTTGAATTAGAAGATTTAGCTTCAATTATTCATAATTCATATCCTGATTTTAGAAAAGTTATTAATACTTGCCAAAAATACATTGTTGACAATAAATTAACATTACCAGGAACATTAGGTAAAAATAATGATTTTCAAACACAAATGATTAATGAGCTTAAAAAACCATCTAAAACAACATTTAACACAATAAGACAATTAATTGCTGATAATAGTATTTCATCATTCGATGATTTATATAAACACCTATATGATAACACATCTGAGTATGCTGTTGGTTGTGAAGGTCAAGTAACAATTATATTAAACGAGTGTATTTATCAATCTAATTTTAAAATTGATTTTGAAATAAATTTCATGTCTTGTATTTCCCGTATCATTGATACTACAAAATTAAATAAAATATTATAATTATATAAAAATGAGTAAACAACAACAACCCCAATTAAACGCAAACATTGACATTAAAAATACAACTGCTATTACATCCCCAGATGGTAATCAAGTCTTTTCTGAAGGTGTAATTTTACGTAAAGTATCTAGATTTGTAACAGGTACATCAGAAGATGGAGTTATCCCAATTCCAGTATTCTATGATGTAGTAACAGGTAAAGTGTTAGTAGAATTGCTTCCTAAAGAATTGAGAGCAGAATTCGAAGATGACAATATTTGATTTTTTTAAACAAGTAACTACCGATAAAAAGCCCTGGTCCTCTTTTACTGAAGACGAGCAGAAGGCATTTAATCCTTATATGCTACATAAAATAGTATCTATGACCGAGGCTTATATCGAAGTTGCTAATATAGGACAATCATTACCTTATACAGATAAGGAAAAAATATATAAGTTTTATTGTGAATTATTACCTAAAAAATCCTTATATTCAAAATATATTAAAGGTACTAAAACAAAATCAAACGAGGACTTATTAGAATATATCTCTAAGTTTTATGAATGTTCATTCAGAGAAGCAGAAGAATATATCTCAATATTAAAAAAAGAAGACATGTACGATATCTTAAACAGATATGGTATTGAAGATAAAGAAATTAAAAAATTATTAAAATGAAAGAAGCAGTAAACAACCCAGAACATTATGGAGGAGCAAACAATCCTTATGAAGCAATTAAAGTTATTGATGCTTGGGATTTAAATTTTAATTTAGGAAATACAGTTAAATATATTGCTCGTTGTGGTAAAAAAGATGATGAAATACAAGAACTTGAAAAAGCAGCTTGGTATTTAAATAATGAGATTAAAAAAAGAAAATCTCGTAATGGATGAAGCAACAAGAGCTTACTACGGTTTTAGTACAGGACCAAAGGAAAAAAAACCAAAAGCTAAAAAATTACCTACTATTGTAAAGGAAATAAAAAAATATACTTTACAAACAATGGATTATTCTCAACAAAAATCCATTTCCTATAGTCAAATGTCAATGTTTACTCATTGCCCACACAAATGGGCATTACAATATAAAGATGGACACTACACATCAGAGTCGTCTATAAACATGACTTTTGGTACTGCACTACACGAAGCGCTTCAACATTATATTACTGTTATATACGATAAAAACGGCGCAGAAGCCGATAGAATTGAGTTAAATGAGTATTTTGAGGAACGTTTAAAAGAAACATATAAAAAAGATGTTAAATCAAATAATAATGTTCACTTTTCAAATTCATTTGAATTAGCTGAATTTTATGAAGATGGAGTTAAAATACTTGATTACATTAAGAAAAATAGAAGTATACTGTTTAGTAAAAAAGGTTGGTATTTAGTTGGTTGTGAGGTTCCTATTTTAATAAATCCAAATCAAGAATATCCTAATATTTTATTTAAAGGATATTTAGACGTTGTTTTATATAATGAATTAACAGATAAATTTTTAATTCTAGACATAAAAACAAGCAAATCAGGTTGGAATGATGATTCTAAAAAAGATGAAACTAAACAATTTCAATTAATACTTTAT